GATCTGCGCATGTCTCGTGGGCTCGGAGATGTGTATAAGAGACAGGTGTAAGCCTCTCATTCCGTAACCGTCAATAACAAAATCTTGACCGCTATAATTTAATTGTGTTGTTCCGTCCGTCCAACCTGTAATATTATTATTAATTTCGCACCTCATCAATGCACCTGCTTGGACCATTGTAATATGTTTAGCTTGTGGACTTACTAGCATGCCTGTCTTTGAAACGTTCCACTTAGGTAGGTCAACGCTTGTTGCTTCGCTTTCACTTGGTATATAAGGCGTGGCATTAGAACCGTACTCCCACTTATGACCAGCAGTCCACAAAATTGAATCTGTTCCACTACCTGTTATTTCATACCTAACAATAAAAGTATCGCCAGCATTCAAAGTTACTGTATAAGAATCTCTAAACCAGTCAAAGTTATTTCCTATCCCTTCCGCGTCAAAATATTCATTATTTTTATAAGCGTATCTTACTACATTTGCATTATTTCCTGAACTTTTAATATAAGCTGAAAAGGTATAAGTGCCATTTTTAGGTGCTGTAAACACTTTATAAATTCCACCCCATTGAGCAGTTCGTTTTTTAACCGTTAGACCTTTATAAGTTCCGTCGTTTTCCCAACTCCCAAAAGGTATCAAAAAACCACTAAAATCTTTGGTACCCTCTAGCAAGTTAAAGTTAGCGTCAAAACGATTAATAGAAACGTTACACAACCATTTTACACGGTATATCTTCATTTCAACATCTATATACCCTTGAGCGTAAACATCGCCCTCTTTGTAGCTTTGTAAGGGGTCAGCATAATAGAATAAACAGAAGTCCATTTCTTCGTCATAATACAGACCGTTGTAAGTGTATTTGTTACTGAAAAATTCAATGTATTGCTTTTTACTCATAGCCACGCTTATAGTGTCTTTACTAGGGTTTATTAATTCAATAGGGTTATGAATCAATAACTCCTCAAAATTTAACCATGAAATCATTTATAAACCCTTTCTATTGTACATAAACCAGTCATAAAATCAACTGAACGAACCCCACATTCCCCATAAGTTAAGTTGCTTACGTTCGCCTTTTGTCCCCACCAAAATAGCTTGGTATTGTAAGCAGTTGCGTACATTTGAGGGTTAAACTTAACTTCGTTATACTTGATAACTGGGAACAGTTCTTCCACTCCTAGCGTTATCGGTCTAACGTTTGCAGGAAAATCAACGTAATTCTTATCTGTCATGATAACATTACCTTTCAATTCTCCATTTTTTGGTATAATACCCCAATTTCTAGCGAATGCCGTGCCGCTTCCTGGTATCGTGAATTCTCCACTTTTGCTCCACGTTCCGTTGGTTTGTTGTTGAAATAACCATGCTTTTTTAGTGTTATAGTTAGCAAAAAGAATTTGCGTTGGTACTGGTCTAGTTATTGAATTTTCGTATTCTCTAAACCAATCTTCTGTACTTCGCTCTGTTCTTAATACACCAGTAGCCCAAATACTTGTTGCACTAGAAACCCCTTTGAGTTTTTTAGTGTCCGTTTCATTTAGTTTCGGCTTATAAGGTGCTAAAACAACACCAGTAGGAAAAGACACGCTTCCAGTCCATTCATTCATAGAACTATAATTTATTTTTTCACTAACCCTACAATTCTCAATGTTATAACTTGCGCGCATTTCATCCGCGTAGCTATCAAAGTTCCAATCAGCCCAATAAGAACCCATGTTGTAACCTGTGTTAACCATTGCTGAACGAAGTAACTCGTCCACTCTATAACGTTTATCTGCTTGTTGGTAATAATAACCCTCTATGATGTTACTTGCCATTTCTCCGAAAGTACAATCTATTGCTGTATTTGCGTCTGTAACATATAACGGTTCTTGGTTATCTATCCAAGCCTTTGTGTCGCTATCAAAAGTTTGTCGCTTGTCTGTGAACTGTTCAGGATAAATGATGTTACCAGTCAAATCAAATATGCCCTTATCTCCGTTCAAAACATGAAATTTGAGTGTTCTACCTGCTTCGGTGTCATAAGTGTCTGAATCAATTCCAATCAATACACGTTGATTAAGAGGACGACAATAGCACCAAACGGCTTCTTGTTTGCAAATTCCTCTTTCTTCTAAGTAAAAAAGCTCTTTATAAGTTTTAGAACCTGTCCAAGTATAAACTCTATAATCGGTACTTTGTGGTGGTGTACCCTCATAAGTCCCTGTAAATGGCGGCGTTCCGTCGTCTGTGTTAGTTTTTTGATAGCTATAAAATTCATCTCTATCCTCAACAAACGGAGTGACCTCTCCACCTTGTTCAATCTTAGGCAAATACACTTCAAATTGTACAAAATCGCTTGTTTGAGCAACCTCAAAGGCTATACCAAACTTTTCAACCGTTTCCGTACTAGGTAGCGTGTATACTTCTTTTACATCTAAGTATTGATTAGGTTGAACTTGGTATGTTCCTACAAGCTCATTTTTAGTGCCGTATAGAAGTTTTAGTCTTACCTCTAGTACATTTATACCTGGATTGTATAAAGTTCCTGACAAGCCATATTTTTGCCCTTGTGTGAGGTTCGGTGTTACAAAGTTAGGATATAAACTAGGATATTGTTTTCTTTCATAATCTGTACAAAAAGCAATACCGCTTATTTTATTCTCTCCTTGCGGTTTAGTGACAATAGAACCATAACTATATGGTCTATTCCAGTCATCAGGACATTTTTTCCTTTGCCAACGCTCGCTTGTTTCTGGACCTGTCGTTCCGTCTAACAAATAGATGTGTTGTGGCAAAAATTGAATTGTTTCGATATTCTTCAAAGAACAACGTTGTACAATGTTCCAATTAGGTTTTTTAATTGTGAAATCTCTACCTGTGTTAGGATTCCAGCAATACGCTTTAAAAATAGTCATTCTATTGCTAAGCCCTCCACTAAGTCTACTAGTTCTTTTTCTGTGCTTACTTCGTCCACTTTTTGTTGTTTAAGTTTCACATTTGCGTCAACATAAACTCCCTCAATCTCCATTAGTTTCAACAATGCCGAACGGTCTGGCAGTTTATTGACTTCTGTAACTGTTCGCCCTGTTTCTGTCTTTCGTCCGTTTGCGTTGTTTTTGTACTGGATAACTGTCTTTGTTTCTTTTCCTCCAAAAGCTAGGGTTTTTAATGCTTCTAGCATTTTTTTGTTTTCTTCTTCTGTCATAGCCATTAAATAAAATAATCCTCACTTTCTTCGCTTTCTAAGAACCACCACATCAAGTTAATTAAAGCGTCAGCCAAATCAATCTTATCTGTATAGCCCTTTTTGATAATACGCATTAGCCCAAAATCGTTTATTTTCGTTTCTGCGTTCATTAAATGCACCGCTAGTAACTTACTATCAAAATGTATTTTACCCTCCTCCATTAGCTTCTGTGTGGCTTCTAGGGTATTAGATAGCTTGAAGCTGTTCTGCATTACTTTGTTATAAAATTCAATGTCATAGGTTTGTTCAAATTTATCAATGAAATTTTTAGCATAGTTAGGGTCGTAATTCAATGCAATCGGAACACTACCATTCATAGCACTCATGAAAACATCCCACGCTTCCTCTGTCATGTTATTAATTCCCTCGTGTGTTATTGTTTCCCCTAAGTGTTTAAACTTGTCTTCTGCACTCTCTGGCATGACAGGGATAGCTTTAAAATAATAGTGTCCGTTCTCTCTATAACCTATCACAGTACCCCAAACATCTCCACGTACTGAAAAGTCTGAACCAATAGCAACTAAACGACCCTCAAAGTCTAATGGTGGTACTAGACACTTATCAACTAGCTGTTTACTAAAAATAGTAGTGCTGTCAGTCATTGACAAATTGAAACGTTTAGTGATAATTTTAGCCATTTTAACAGGGTTACCAATTGCCCCTATGAAGTCCTTTTGAATGTCCTCAAGTGTTAAAGTGTAACCTAAAGCTGGGTTTGCCTTAATATATTTAGAACTGTCTTTTACTTCGTCATAATCATCTAAAGCATAATAGAACACCCAATGACTGAAATCGTCATCTTTTACCCATTCTTTCCAACTTTCAAGCTCATCATCATAAGCACCACCACGGATAACGTTGTTTGTAGTTGAAATAAAAAGCGTACCCTTATTTTTTCTTAGTCCCTGTCTAATAGTGATAAGAGGGTTCTTTTTAAACGCACCAAATTCATCTATGATAACAAGTTGTTCACGTCCACCGTCTAGCGTGTCCTCGTTACTAGCATAGATAGAAATCTCTGTGCCTTTACTTTTCAGTATTGAATTTTCCTTTACGACAATTTGCTCTTTGTTCAGCTTGAACTGGTTTTTAAACTTATTGATGATAGTACCTTGACAGTTTCCCATAGCTCTAAAATGCTTCATCAAGATTTTTTCTGCTTGGTCTTTTTTAGTAGCCATTAAAGCAATAACACTATTAGGCTTAGGAAACAAAAAGAGTTCAATTAAGGCTATCATGACGTCAAGAATAGATTTTGCGTTTGAACGTCCTACAATAACAACACATTCATCAATTTGGTAAGGAGTGCAATACATCAAAGTAAGCACCGCCTTGTGATAAGGTATGATTTTAAAGCGTTCATTATTAGGTAGTGTCATAAACTCCTCAATGAAATTAAAGATTTTCTCTGCCTTTTTGTAGTCTATTTCATGCTCGATTTTAGCCACTTTCTTCTTTAGTAGCTTAATCATTTCGCCATTATCTTTCTCTTGTCCTATCCAGTCTTGAATTAAACTCATTTTTTATATCTCCTTACATTAAGCCCTCCGCTATAATTCTTGCGTAGTCAATCAAATCTCCGCTTCGTTCCTTTCCTTGGTGGCATTTATGGCAAAGAACTTCGGTAGGTACGTTTATTATTTCTTTGTCAAAGTCATTGACTTCTAACATGTCGTTTTGCCATTGTAGTGGTATAACGTGATGACATATTAAGTGTTCTGTACTCCAACATTTTTCACAATGTCCTACCCTGTTCTTTTCTTCACGTGCCTTTTTTATCCACCTAGGGTTATTATATAATTTACTTTTAGTATAAATCAACGCTTGTTTAGTTTTACCCCATTTCTTTCTAGTTTGTTATAAATTTCGTTCGCAATTCTACGACCGTCCGCACTAGATTGTACATAAATTTTGATGTCTTGTTGTGAGTTGTCTTGTGTTCCAATGCTAGATGTTGCTGTTTTTCCTCTGGTTGCTTGTGCATAAGGTTGGACCGCATTCACAGCTCTGCTGATTGCTTCCCTACCGCCTGCGAAAAATTGCAAGTCCAATGGCAGTTGACCGTTTCTTGAACCTAGAATTTTTTGACCTAGTGAAGTAGGTTCTTTAATTCCAAGAGGGTCAATATTACTTCTTAACCAACCCCAATGAAAGTCACTAAAAGCGTCGCCCCATGTACTGTTCTTTCTGAACCCTAATGCTTTACCAAGTAAACCAGTATTACCCCCAGTGCTACGTGAAAGGTTCAACGCACTTTGAACGGCACTATAAGCGTTATTTGCCCAATCATATAAATCTTTTAATGAACTAATAGCTGAACCAACTTTACCTAAGAAACTACTGATAGAAGCGTAATTGATTTTATTAAAGAAGTCATCAACTGCTTTTTTAGCGTCATTGACTGCGTCTTTCATTTCATCTTGTGACACTTTACCGTCGTGGTTCTTGTCAATGATTTGCGTTAATGAACCAATTGCTTTACCTGCCATTTGACCTAACTGGCTACCAATAGTACTTGCCATTGTTGTAGCGTTGTTTCCTAGGTTAGCCATGTCAATTCCTGTATCGCCTAAGCCTTTACGGAAACCGTCCAATGCACTTGTATTGAAGCCATTAGTAATCATTTCACTAATTTGACCCCACGTGCTAGGTCCTTTAGCAACTAGTTCATTCCCCTTTTGTTGTAACAATTCCAAAGCACGGTTCATTACGTCCGTACCGACAGCTCCGTTTTCCATGGCTTGCTTGAACTCTCCCATTCCTATGTTAGTATGGTTGATTTCATTATATGCTTGAATTAACATGTCACGAAATTGTGCACCAAGTGCCGATTGCATGATTTGGTTGAAGTCTTGAGCGTGCATAACTCCTGCCCCCAATGCTTGAGCCAAACCATAAGTGAATTGCTTCTGTGTGTCCATTGACAGCCCTAAAGCGTCCCCAACAGCATTAATTGAATTAACAATTTTAAATGCTTGGTCGCCTGTTAGACTAGTATAACCTGAAATGGTAGACCCTAACTCGTTTAGGTCATTACGTTGTGATTTTAGAAGTTCGTTACCTGAATCAATATATGAATTAAATTTTTTGTAACCCTCTGCACCGTCTGACAGAGTAGCTGACAAGCTCTTTTGTGCTTGAATTTGACGGTCATAAGTATTCATTAAATTGTTAGCAAAACCACCGACTAAACCAGTAGCTTGCGAAACTGCACCAGTTGCAAGCCCAATACCTGCATTAACTCCACTTATAACGTTCCCAATTTTTGAGAAAGTTGAAAGCATGTTAGAACCGTAACTTTTGACACTATCAAACGCACCTGAAAAGCTGAACTTCTTGCTCGAACCAATCTTTGAAAGTTCTGTGCTTAATCTTGTCGCTTGTGTTTGTGCTTTAACTAGTTGACTTTCTAATGCCTGCACTTGTTTTTGCGTAGCACCTGACATCTTTGCATTTGCAAGTGCCTTTGTTAAATTGTCTACGTTCTGCTTAGCAAGGTTTAAAGCTCTTTGAGTTTCTTTAATACCTTTATCTTTCATAGTCACAGAACCTGTTATTTGAGCGTTCTTGTTCGTTTCTTTAGCTAGTCGACCGATATTATTAATTTCTCTTTGTGCTTCCCTAGCACTACTTAAAACACCCTTAGTGTCCAGTTCTGCCTGAATGACATATTTTTCTTTAGCCATTGTTTGTTATACTCCTTAATTTACGCTTAATGTTTTTAGTTTTATCGTCCATTTCGTGAGTGGCTTTAACTAGCGTTCGTCCATAACGTTGGTGTAAGCTACGGTCATGTAATAAGACATTGAGCATTCTCCAACTTTCAGCTTTAGCTTTGAAGCCATTGACTACACCAATGTTTCCGCTTTTTAGTGAACCGTAAGAACGTGTTACTTGCTTAGTGATTTTTTTAGTATCAAACTTAACAGGGTAACGCGAGAAATCTCCACCCAACGAACTTTTATAACTGCGTTTAACTGTATTCTGATTAGAATTAAAAGCGTCAACCATTTCTAACCAGACTTTCTTAAGTTGTTTCTCTGTGAACTTTTCCAGTCCTGTTACTTTGTTGGTGGTTGCCATAATTTTACCTCCACGTGTTCCGCGTTGTTTAATTCCTCTGCGGTTGTTTTTTTCTTCTCTTTAGGTGTCAACGCTGAAATTAACTTAAGCGTCCACCCTAAAGGTCTATGGTTGTATACTTCATAGGGAACTCTAAAGGCTGTCATAGCACTAACAATTGCAAGCGTTGTAATTCTTGCGTCGTCCCTTATTTCTTCGTTGCTAGCGCTATTGCTTTTTTTGTTTCGTCTACCAATTGTTCCATAAGTTCGGCAACAGTAACAGGCAACAAACCACCAATTAAAGCGCCTAAAATTTCGTCAAGTGTATATTGTGGCGCGCAAGCCCAAAAGAATAACGCCAAACTGTGATAATCACGTTCGTTCAAATCTCCAAAGTAAACTCCGTTGTCTTCCATACGTTCTAACGCTTTAAAATCAAATTTAAAATCTTCTTTCTTCATTTTTCTATTCTCCTTATAAATTAAAATAAAAGAGTGGGAACTATTAATTCCAAGCCCTCCACTCTTAAAAAATTACGCCTTGATGTCTTCAGCTGTGATCGGTTTGAGTTCGTTGAACAACTTTTTGAAGGCTAAGGCTCTGCCGGCTGTTCCAGTTGATAGCTCTACATCAGATACTTGGAATTTTATAAACAAGCGTTTTTTGTTCCCTAGTGTAAAATCTCCAGTCGTGACAGTCGCTGTGTGTTCGTACTCTTTACCTGTTGGACTGTCTTCGTCTGCTTGGGCTGTGTCGCTTGGTGTTGTAGCCTGAACACTTGGATAGAATGTTGCTTTATACCCTGTTCCATCGTCATCGCGATAACGTTCAGCATAAGCGAAGCCATAAGGCTTGTAATTTGCTGCGTTGTCAGACAAGAACCCAAACCATGCATCGAACCCCAAAGCGTGAATTGCAAAAGCGTCAGGCAAGTCATAAGACTTAACTTTAATTTCTGTATTTTTAGCACCTGCGATTGTACGATAAGGCGCGTTAAACCCTGCATAGAAATTTTTGTTCTCTTGTTTGGTCTCTGCTTCCACCGCACGCAAACCTGCGATAGGAATTCCTGGGGTTTTCCCTGTAAGGTCTGTGAAAACTACCCCATACCCTAAACCGTGGGTTAATTCATTTTTTGATGTATATGCCATTTATTTTTTCCTCCTACTACTTCCAAACTTTAATAGCACCGTCATTAAGGAAACCACCGCAAACGCAAATAGTACCATATACTTGCACTTTATTGTGGCGAACATCTTTAGTTACTTTAAATTCTGGTACTAAGTCCCCTGCTAGAATGCCCTTGTAAGGGTTAATAAGCACCTTGCCAAAAGTGTTATCCCCTCCGTCATTATAGTGCTTAAAGCTCAAAGTTTCAATTTTAGTTACTCCGTTAACGACTGGCGTGAAATCATTTTCTTTTACAAAAAGAACATCGTCGCCTGATTGTGAAAACTTATCTGCACTCGCTTTCTGTTTAACCGCCCCAACGATTGAACTTGAAGCGATTGAGCTATGAACTCCGCCCCAAATTAAATGGCTTTCGATTGTTTGATACAAAGTATCTCGAACGGTTTGCAATGCACTTTGTACACCGTCAGCGGTCAAGTTACCTGAATCTGATAGATTGATACCAAAACCAAAACCACGAGGTGTCAAGATTTTATAACTTGTTTCAGTTACATCTAACACGCTACCAGTTTGCCCTTGCTCTTTAGCTTCAGGAAAACCAGTTAAATCAACAGACTGCAATAAATCTGCCCCAACTTTAGGAATACGTGACAAGAGAGGGAACAAGTCCCCAAGTCCCTCTGTACTAGTCACATTCTTAATTTGTTGGGCATAACGGTCTGTAATATTAAAATCAGCCATTATTTACCCCTTTCTTATTTAGACACCTAAACTACCCTTTTTTTTTAGGTATGCTGAACGGTTTTTACCACGAATAGAACCACCCACAAGAGTTTCAGAAAGCCATTGTTCAACGTTATAACGGAGGTCAAAGTCGTTATAGTTTTCCATGTTCAAATCTCCGATAAGAACGTACTCATCGTGATTGTATACCGCTACTTCGTCTTTAGGCATCCAGACACGTGTTTCAAGATTAACGGCACCGAATGATTGAGCGATTTGTGCTTTTGTTGCCAACTCATTGAAACGAGAGTGACCGTCTGTTCCTTTAGCTTTACGCAACTCTGCAAAAGTTTGTGGACTCATAACGATTGTGATTGCGTCAGAAATTGAGCATTCAGCAACTGCGTCAGTAATACCCTCAAACAAGTCTGTGTACTCAATTTGTTTTGTCCAACCGTCTGTGGCAGTTTTCAAACCATAGAAACCGTTAGAACCGTCAGCAGAACCAAGAATCATGTTGTATTCCACTTTTTGAATAACACGGTTTACCATTTCAGACATTACATATTCAGACAACGCACCTGAATCATTTACACCACGCACAGTTGCTTTATCCATTTGCAAGTATGCTTCAGCCATTTGTGGACGTAGTGAACGTTTTGAAGCAGTTTGAGCTTTGTTTTTGTCTGTACCTGCTTTGAAAGTACCTTGTAAGAAAGTATCATCTACACCGTCTTCTGCAAGTGTCAAACCTTGGAATCGTGCTTTCATAGCACCGTCATAGATACCTGACTTACGTGCATATTTAGAAGTGATAGACCCTAGAGAGTTGACAACATTCAAATCTGCACCATTAGAAAATTCACGCAAGAAACCTTGTTCTGGCATTTCAGCCATTTTGTCCCCAAGTTCACGCATAAATTTAATTTCTGCGTCTTCTGGTTTTTCGCTAGGAATTAAAGCCTCACGTTCTTTTTTAACTTCTTCGCGTTCTTTCTCAAGCTCTGTCACTTTAGCTTCAAGTTCTCGAACTTTTACACCTGCTTCGATTGCTTGTTTCATGATTTCTTGTGTTTCGTTTGCACCCATTTGTTCTTGTTCTCCTTTTTCTTCTTCTCGTACTTTTGTCACTTTAGCACCTTTATTACTTGGTAACGGAGTAAGTGACACCTCCGTAATTGTAACATCTTTGTAATAGCCTACTCCGTCAATTTCACGAGCTTTTACACCGTTAGCATTAAAGCCAACTGATAAGCCTGTTTCTTCGATTTTTTCGGCTGTGTATTGTTCTTCATCAACGTAACCTGTCAAGATTACATTGTCCCCCTCAAGATGTACGAACCCTGAACCAATCTTTTCCCTATGGCGGTTAAGGATATCTACTCCGTCGCCTGCGTTAGCAATTGACTCGATAACTGTGCCATGAGAATCAATCGTTCCCAACGGGTTCGCTATTCCCCTTACTGCTTTTACTTTCAATATTTCCTCCCTTAGCCGTTGTTGATATATAAGCTACAAAATTCTCTTGATTGAAAACTACGTTCTTATCGTGTTGTTTTAATAGTGGTAACACTTTTTGAATTGCGAAAGCGATGATAGTAACTTCATTACTTTGTCCATATAACAACTCTCTAGGCATTCCGTATTCACTCAACGCAACTTCGATTGCAAGGTTTGCGTCATTTTGTAGTGAACCGCTATAATCAGGTTGAATCTGCTTAATATCATCATCTGAACCGATAACCGAAACGCCATTGAATTCTCTGGCAAGTTGTTGTTGTTGTGTTAGACGTTCTCTAATTCTATCCCAAACTTCTTTCAAACCACTAGAAACTTTAGTTTTCCAATAGATTTTGATTTGAGCTTGAGAGTCAAGTCGTCTACCAATTCCATTACTAGCCATTCCAAACATTACACCAAACCGTTGTGGGTTAGCACCATAGAAAGGGTTTAGCAACATTTCATAATTGCTTGTTCTAATAGTGACCTGTCTGCGGTTCGGTTCTCTAACTAAAATGTTAAACTGGTCTGCGTTCACTCTTTGAGCGTAATACTTGAACCCACCATACCAAACACGATATACTTCTTGACCTTGTAAAGCCCAATAAAATAAATCTTCTAGTTTGGACGCTTCAGAATAATCAACATTATCAAAATAGGAAACTAAGCCCAAGAGTTTACCTAGTAACAAATCAGTTGTAGGGTCTTGGACCGTGAAAGTTGAAAAGCTCACATCTTCAGCTCTGCGTGAGAGATTAAATAAGCTCATTCACTTCCTCCTATTTTACCTCTCCTGAGTTCATGTCAATTTTGCGACCAAATTCTTTTTCGATTTCAGCACAATACATTGTATCAACTGGCAAATTGAGTTTAGCCCATTTGTTTTGATAGTTTTCCAACATGCGTGTTGTACGAATATGACGAACACTTACACCGTCTGAAACATACCAATGTCTTACTTTACCGCTTCCGTCTAATCCTTTAATAAGGTACATTTTAATCATTCCTCCTGTTTGATTATTTTGGTTTGAATTGCTTGATACTGGCTTATTAAATAAGTCAAGTTCTGCCTGTCTGCGTCGTACTAAACCTTGTAACACTTGACCGCCTGCGTTACGATACTTCGGTATCATTGAAGCACAATAAGCATGTGAGAACTCTGCCCAACCGTCAGCAACAAAAACATTACCGCAGTTATAAACCAATGAAACCAAAGCGTCAAATTCATTTTGATTTGCTTTGCCTTTTACATAAGCGTCAACCATAGGTGCATACTTATTATCCAAATCAATTTCTAGCTGACTATCAGCTTGCGATTGTGTCCAAGTTGTACCTTCCGTTACTCCATAATGTCCCCAACCGATAGTGTACATTTGTTCCCACGGTACTGGTTTATAAGCAGTCAATCTGCAACCCTCGAACTCTTTAATCAAGTTCAAACCGTTTTGAGATATTTTGATATTACCACCTCCATTTTTGATTATTGTTTTTTTATAAGGGAACAATTAACCCAAGTGTTCACAATATGTTAAGATGTTATAAGCGTCTGCGATGTTGTCATCTTTGCAGTCAGAATCAACTAAACCAGTAGCTTTTAAAAGTTCAAGACTTTCTTCTTTTCGTTGTTCTCGTTTGCCTGAAATAAGATGATAGGCGCACCACTTAGAGTTATCAATAAAAGTATAGCCATTTACTAGACCGTCAATAGCACCGATAAAATATCCGTTACAATTAGCCAATGTAATGCTGTGCTTTCTGTTTCTACCCATAATAGGAGTTTCAATGGCTAGATGATAATCTTTCAAGTCAAACTCATCAATGATATCTTTAATTGCGTTTACAATGTCAAAGGTACGTTCCCAAGCATTCTTTTTTGCGTTGTATGCTTTAATAGAACCAACATACAATTTACCATCTTTTCTAAAAGCGTACCCTGTTCCCTCGTCTTTCTTACTAGCTGTGCTAAAATCAATAGCTAAAATTTTCTTCATTTCTATCCTCTTAAATAGGTAGGCAATAAGAAGTCACGACCGCATAAACATCTTTGCTTGTTTTGTCAACATTAACTCCATAGTCAGTTTTAGAAATAAACTCTAACACTTGTTTTAATTCTACCTGTCTCTTATACACATCTCCGAGCCCACGAGACATGCGCAGATCTCGT